CTGAGTAAAGAGTACCGATACCAAGATTGGTACGCAGTTCGGCTACGGTGACATAACTTGCTGGCATCTCGGTACTCCTTACTTAGTTAGGGTCGGTAGGGCAAAGGGCTAATGCCCTACCGACTATTAGGGTTATTGTTTAAGGTAGCTTTGCGAACTTAATAATGCCATTAGGCATTTTTGCAATAGTCGCCATAAAGCCGTAGATAGCAACCTGAACCTGCAGATTAGATACTACGTTTACAGACATGTATGCCTGTGGGCTGCGGTAAATTGTAAATGCTTCAGGTGCAAGGATTACAGCTGAGTTATCATCGAACGCAGTTTGTGTGAAGTTCTTATCTACATATAGATCAAGTCCTAGCACGTTGCCGCGAATTGATGAAGGTGCAACCTGGCCTGCTGCGTTCATTGGTTGAATTGCGTTGTAAATTGGGCGGCCAGTTGTATCAACAGCACCTAATAGTGCCTGGTACTGCGCTGGGTTTCCAATGTAGTTTTGTGCAAAGTAACCTGTATTTTTGTAAACAGCAGATGCAGCTTCTGATGAGTAAGCAATAATGCCTGCGCTGTCACCTGTTGTTGCAGTTCCAAATGTACCTGCTGCTTGTAATGCTACTAGCGCAGCTGTATCAATAGCTGTTAAATAAGCATTTTGTAGTTGCTGTGTAAGCTCGTCATAAAAGCCAGGGTATCCAGCTCTTTCTAACAATTCTACGGATAGCGTATTCATGCCAGAATATTTTTGCACGGTGCCAGTAAGGTAAGAAGTTTCCATACCTGTGTTTTGTACTGCGCCTGCTTCGGCCTCAACTGTTACAACAGGTGCTACGCCTGTACCGCCGCCTGCAGATGTCACAAGTGAAGGCACGTTGATTGTCATACCTGTAGGTGGCAAAACGCCTTGGCTACATGCATCGATAGTAGGTGTACCAAAACGTGTGTTAGTAACAAACTCGCTTAGGTACTGTGTTGGGTTAAATCCTGGGTTAGTAGTAAAAGAATCATCTGCAGCTGTTACATATAGCTGGGAATCTTGGTTGCCTAAGGCAGCCTGAATCTTATGCTCTGTGTACTTACCCATAGATGTAATTGGTGTACGGACTGTCTGGCTGTCTAATACGGATGGGCGAATAATTGGGCGAGCTGCTTGAACTGGTGCAGCCTCGACTGGTTTTTCTGCCGGTACATCCGGTGTATCAATAGGGGCTGTAGTCACAGCTGCCTCGCTTTCGGTTTCGGTTTCGGTTTCAATCATCTCTGTATGGATGATTGTGGTTTTTGTGCTGTTTGCTGCTTCTAGTGCAGCCTTAGCAGCTGCAATATCAGTAACCGCTGCTGAATCAAAAGCAGCCGACTCTACTAGGCTTACTTCTTTCAGGACTGCAGCGGTAACTAACAGGTAGCCTTTCATCTGCTTTGATGCGGATACATCCACACCAACGGATAAACCAGATACAAGGTTTTCCTGAGCTAGTACAAGTGCATCCTGTCCCCGGCTGCTACTTGAAATTTTAAAAGATGCATAAATGCCATCTGTGCCATCGCTAAAGTTTGTAGCACGGCCTACTGGCTTAGTGCTGTCATGCTGCATTAGCAATTTAATTTTTGTTGCATCTGGAATTGCGATAGATCCTTTTTCAAATACAACCGGGCCAGCAGACGTATAACCGACCTCGTTGTATGGCGCGATTTTGCCTGAGATCATGCGGCGATCTCCATCGGCCGCCTCGATCGCGTTATTAAACGTTAAGTGCAACATTTGCAGTATCTCCTGATCCATTTGGCGTTAACTGTTCCATAGATTGTGCTTGCTCTACATCTATCAAACCTAGGTTTAACATTTTTTCGATTGCATCTAAACGCGCCATAGTATCTGCGCGTAAGAAAGTTTCATCAATAGCAAAACGCACTACGTTACCGTGCGCAGTTAGATCATCCATGCTTAAACGGTTTTCGATTGCGCTTATAAATGGCTGTAGTGAGTAAGCTACAAATTCTTTACGGCCGTCTAAGATATTTTGATACGTCATGCTATTATTCATATCTGCAGAAATATAATACGCAGGCACGTTCATTAAGCGCGCAATCTCTGTAGCAAGGTATTGGCTACTTTCGTTATAGGTCATATCTTTAGGGCTAAAGCCAATATTTTGCGCCTCTAAGGTGCTAGTTAAATATGCAGTTGAACGCGAATTTCTCGCCGATTTCCAAGCTGCTAGTAAACCTTGTACTTGCGCTTCTGGTAAATCTGCACCAGTATTTTTCAAGATTGTAGTGGCCATTGGCGTAGCAGCTGCAACAGCTGCAGCCTTTTGAATATCTAACGCAGCTTGTATTGTGCGGCCGCCAGTTTGTAATACGCCAGGCAGTAGCGATTGAAATGTAACTAGCGAACCAATACCAGACATCGGTACGCGTTCGCCATTGACTGCATAATATTCAACTTCATCGCCGTACTTGTTTGTAGTTACGGTAACGCGTGTATTAGATATAAATTCAAAACCTGATGGGCGATTGTCATCCTGGTACAAAGACGATACGCGTAGGTAGCCCACGCCATAGAACAGCAACGCATCGACCAGGTAGGCGATCGTAACGCTGCGTGGTTGGCGAATATCCATTTGATCTAGCCATACCGGGGATTCTAATTTTTTACCTGTAGATTTTTTGTATAGTCCAAGATCGATGCTGGAAATAACACCAGCAATTAAGTTACGGCAGCGGCTAACGCTGGCAACTTGCAAAGCTAGATTGCGATCCATCGCAACGCCATAACCATAATTAGATAGGCCGCTGTTATAGCTGTACATGCCTACGCCGTAGCTACTATCCATTATGGCAGGGGCGTATTGGGCAGTAACTTCTGCCTTACCCTTAAAGCCTAAAGTTTCCAGTAATCCCATAAGGGCGATTTTCTCAAATTGTCAAGCACATTACCGATTCTGTTCGGCGTGTCGCTAGGCGTATATCTTGGCTTCCTGCATTGGCTTAGATAGGTGCATGACCAGCATGGCTGCGCTGATGGGCGCGGCTACGCTGCCGCTGGATCGCTTGCGAATAATTCTCCAGGCTTGATCGTTACTTTTAGCAGCTACGTTATCCATGGACTCATTTAAGAATTCTTGATCGCCGTGAACTACGCGCTTATTGTCTATGTAATCTTTAAAGGTCGAACAAGCTGTATAGAACTGCGAGCCTGAGCAATCCTCTACCTTTACGCCTGATACATGTAAGCGATCGGCAATAGCCTGCCCGGTGTATTTATCGAACAGGACTTGCTTAGGCATCCACTCATCGCAGTAGCCTTTAATATCTACGGCAATCTTTAGCTCATCGATCGCACGATCTGATTCCCATGTTTTAACCAGGCTGATACCGATTCGGCCATCGGGCAATATAGCCCCAGCCATTAAAGCTGCGTGGCGTTTTGCGTGTGGCTCTAGGTCAAAGGCAAACATCGAGTACATGCCAGGGCTGATAATAAGATTAGGATCGGCACACTCCTCCCAGCTGCCAGGTGTCCAGGGTGACAAGTCTGTGCCTACCCACTTGCATAAGTTCTCAGTCATTACCGCGCTGTAATCAGAGGTAGCAACTATCTCCTCCATGGCGGCTTCGGTTATCAATAAGCCTAATGACGGGTTAGCCATCGCCCAGGCTGATCGATCCCAAATATCACAGCCATCGTGCGCGCTGTATTCGTAATAACCCACCGATTTAGGCGGCTTGTTTAGCGATCTTTCGCGCATGTCATTTAGTACATGGCTATCTTTAAAGCCAGCGTTAGAGGTGTAGAACCGCTGCGAATTAGGTCGAGTTAGAGTCGTACTTTTTACCGCATCTAACGCCTCTGTACCAACGTGGCGCAGCTCATCGATCCAAACCACATCGGCAGTTAAACCGCGGCTAGAGTCTGCAGTCGCAGCTACTACTCGAACCTCTGCGCCCGATTCTAGGATGATTCGGTTATTACCATTAGTGCGCTTGTAAGCCTTCTCGATATTGCCGCCTTTTACGTCGCGGCGTAGAAACTCGTTGCGATCAATAATGCCTGCCATAATCTCCAGCGACTTAGAGGCCATAAGCATTTGCGAACTCATAATAAGGATATTCATCTCGCCAAAATAAAATAAACCTGCAAGTACGCGCATACGCAGAACATGGCTTTTACCGGACTGGCGGCTGCAAACTAACAAGCTAGATTTTTTTATAAACAGGTCATTTTCATCTACGGCGCACATATCTCGCAGAATTACGATCTGCCACTCTAAAAGGGGCTGGCCGATTAACTCAGCAAGTTTAATTATGACATCTACCTTAGATTCGCCTTCAAGCCATGGCGTATGCAGCCTAGGTAGAACAGCCCCCGTAAGGGCTGGTGGGCTTTGTACAAGTTCTAGGGTCATTTTCTACAGATTACCAGTCATCGGGCCTTTGTGAACCGTTTCAACCACGTTCGGGGATAAATTGGACGAAAAGGCAGGG